AAAACACAGGCTGGCCGAGTATCACTTGGTTGGTATCACGAAAAGCGCCCTGCTGATGGCCGTGAAATAGGACTTGGCCCTAATCACGATTGGTCATCACATGATGCTGATAGTTTTGGATTAATGGCAATAATGTCGGATAGATTTGTTAGACGTAAAGCAAAACCACTGATAATGCCTAACTACGGAAGTGCAATATAATGCAAGAATATAACGCAGACATATTTGACGACGATGAAAACAACACTGCTGATGGCGTTGATGATGCTGGCAATGACGATGTACTATCTATGGTACGTGCTGAGTTTGAGCAATCTATTGGTATGTCACATGACAGTGACTTAACAAACAGTCGTGAAATAGCATTACGTTATTACAATGGCGATGTGTTTGATGTGTCTGTATTTGGACAGCGTAGTAAAACTGTAAGTACAGATATTGCTGACAATGTTGAATCTATACTGCCTGACCTTGTAGAAATACTGTCAGGCGAAGATGTTGCTGTATTTCAGCCTGTAGGAATAGAAGATGAGGAAGCTGCACAACAAGAAACAGATTATATAAATCATGTGTTTTTTGAGCAAAACAATGGCTTCCAGGTGCTATATGATGGCATTAAAGAGGCATTATTGCTAAAAACAGGTATATTTCGTTGGTACTGGGAAGAAGATAGCTACGACGACAAACAAACATATGAGCAGATTGATGGCTTTGGTTATATGTCAATGCTTGAAAACGGCTATGAATTAACAGCTGGTGAAACAGAAGAACGTGAAGATGGCCAAATAACTATAACAGGCGCTGAATTTACAAAAACAACTACAAAAGGCCGTGTAAAAGTAGAAACTATACCTGCTGAACGATTTGCAGTAGCAAAAGATACTGTAAAATTACGCGATACAACATATTGCGTAGCACAAATACAAACACGTAAGCAAGATTTGTTAGAAAAAGGTTATGATCCTGATAAAGTAGCTAATTTAACTAATATTGACGCTGGTGACAATGAAACTGTTACTGATGCACGTAGTCTTGACACTGAAGATGACCAATTTAACAATTCTATAGGTGTTATGGAGCAAGTTACTGTTTTAGAGCATTACATACGTGTTGAAGGCCAAATAAAGCGGCTTATAACTAATGATGATGCGTCTGTAATATTGGAAATAGAAGATGCGGACTATATACAATACTCTAGTATATGTCCATACCCAATGCCACATAAATTCTATGGATTGTCATTAGCTGACAAATTAATTGAAGTACAGCGTGTAAAAACAGGCATACAACGACATATGCTAGATGAACTGTCATTTAGCCTTAATCAACGCATGGAAGTATCAGAAGATGGTGCAAACGAAAACACTATATCTGATTTGCTTAACAATACGCCCGGTGCTCCGATACGTTCACGCAATGGCGGTGCTGTAAGACCAGTTAGACTGGCTGGCAGTGGTTTTGATTACATGACAGGTCTTGAAACGGCAAATGTCATGGCAGAGCGTCGCACAGGTATAATGCGCGGTGAAACAGGTATAAAGGCTGACACATTGCACGAAACGGCCTCAGGGGCGCTTACAATGCTTTCTGAGGGTAAAAAACGTACAAGATTAATGGCACGTATTTTTGCTGAAGGCGGTATCAAAGATATGATGCTAGGAATACATTGTCTTATTAAAGATTATGCAACAGAAGCTGATTATGTACGTCTTAGAGGTAAATGGACACAAGTAGACCCTACAAAGTGGGGTAGACGACATGATATGACTATTGAGATTGGTGTTGGTGCTGGTGGCAAACAACAAGAAGCATTGTTGGCTAAAGAGGTTATAAATCTGCAAGCTGCTATTGTTAATCAGCAAGGCGGTGCGGCACAAGGTTCACTTGCAACGCCTGAGTCAATACACGCTGCATTAATACGATACGCTACAAAAGCTGGTATAAAAGCGCCTGAAATGTTTTTCCCTGCACCGCAACCTGGTATGGGTGAACAAGGACAAGAGCCGCAAGATAACAGCGAACAAATAAAAATGCAAATGGAAGCGCAAACTAAACAGCAAGAGATGGAACTTAAAAAATACGAAATAGACAGCAAAATGCAATTAGAACGTGAAAAAATAGCTGCAAACGATGCCTTACAGCGTGAGAAAATTGACCGCGAAACAGCACTTGCTGTGCAGATGCGTGAAATGGAAATGCAATATAAACAAGAAGTATCATCATTTAGACCAGGTGGTAGCCTTATAACATGACAACAATAAATGGCGCAGAAGCAAGCACGAACGCTACACAGGCTAAACGTGAATTAAAGCTGACAACTACAGCACTAAAAAACATGGAAGAAATAGCATACGAAGCACTACTAAAAACAGGTGCAAAAGATGAAGATAAACGACGTGAACTTATAGCACTTATCAATGTGTGCCGTGAGATTCCACGTAAACTAAACAACTACATTGACACTCATAAGATTAACCAAGAAGGAGTCTAAAAAATGAGTAATGAAGCCCCCTTAAGTATCGACCAAGCCGTAAGCGAGCTAACACAGTTAGAACCGCCAAAGCCTGAAGAAGCAGAAACTACAAATGCTGTAGAAGAAGTAGAAACAGAAGATACTGAACTAGATGGTGAACCAGAAGCCATCGACGACGACGAGGAGCCTGACGATAGCGAGGTCAACCTTGAAGATGAAGAAGTTGAGGAAGTTGAAGCGGAAGAAGATGTTCCGTCAATCGATGCACCCCAATTCTGGACTGATGGCGCAAAAGATGTTTTTTCATCACTGCCTGCTGAAGCACAGTCTGTTATTGCAGATGAAGTTAAGCGGTCACAAGCTGAAACAACTAGAGCGCAACAAGCTGCGGCTGAAGTAACTAAACAGTCAGTGCAACGTATGGAACAACTACATAATGTTATTGAGTCAGTGCAAACTGAAACAGCAACATTAGATAGATTGTTTGATGAGCGTTGGAATAACATTGATTGGGTAGCTATGTCGCAAAGAGACCCATCAGAATACTTGCAAAACAAAGCGTTGTTTGAAGCCGAGTCGCAAGCCTTAGAGGTTCATAAAGAATCTGCGGTCAATGCACAAAAAGAATACGAACAACAGATATTGCAAGAAAACTTTGCAAATGTACCTAAACTATTTCCAGATTTATTGGATGCTGTTAAAGGCCCAGAAATACAACAAACATTGACTAAGACATTGTTGGATTTAGGAGCTACACCAGAAGAACTTAGGTTTGCAAAGCCAGGAATGTTAGCTTTGGCTTATGATGGTATTAAATACCGCAATAGTCAGAAAAAACTTTCAAAAACTAGCGCAAAACCTGTGCCTAAGACAATCAAGTCAAAAGGCAAATCAGCGGGTAATGCAAATTCATTAAGAAAAGCTCGTGCTGCAAAACGTTTCAATAAGTCTAATTCATTAGATGATGCTGTAGCGTTATTGTTATCGAGTTAGCTATCAACAGGAGATATTAAGATGGCTGCACCAACAAACACAATCGTACCAGCAGGTGTTGCTGGCAACAGAGAAGACCTCTCAAACCTCATCGAGCGCGTTGCTCCTGAGAAAACACCATTCTGCTCAAACATTAAAGGCGGTGGCGTAAAAGTTACGGCTACAAGACATGAGTGGCAAACAGAAACACTAGCAACTCCAGATGCTGCTTCAGCACAAGTTGATGGTGATGATACTACATCATTCGAAGCTAACACAAGAACTCGTGTTGCTAACCGCGTACAAACTAAAAAGCGTGCGGTAGTTGTAGCTGGCATACAAGAAGCTGTTGACTCAGCTGGCGTAGCGTCAGAAATGGCTAGACAAAAACTTATCAAAGGTATTGAGCTAAAGCGTGACTTCGAAGCTCGTTTCATTGGTAACTTTGCTTCATCTGAAGAATCAGGTTCAACTGGGCGTAAAGCTGCTGGTGCATTAGCATGGGCAACTTCAAACGTGTCACGCGGTTCAGGCGGTGCTAATGGTGGATATAGCGGAACAGATTGTGCTGCTGCTACAAATGGTACACAGCGTACTTTCACTAAAGACATCATGGATGCCGTAATTCAATCTGGATTTAATAATGGCGCTACATTCTCACAAATCTATATGAGTGCTGCTCATAAAGCAATATTTGCTGGATTTGCTGGACTTGCAGCTAACCGCTATGAAATCAACGGAATGGATGAAGGCGTAGTTGTTGGCGGTGCAGACGTTTATCTGTCTAACCACGGCAAACTAACTATAATACCAGTACAGTATGGCCTAACACGCGATGCTCTATTTGTAGACCCATCCATGTGTACTTTAGGTACATTACGTTCACCACGTTATGAAGAACTATCCAAAACTGGTGACAACGAAAAAGGTCAAATCCTTGGTGATATGACACTTATCGTGAAGAACGAAAAAGGTCTAGGCGTAGCCGCAGACTTAACCTAGTATTAGGTAACGAATGGGGGTTGGCATTTGCCAGCCCCTACAATTAGGAGATAAATATGCCAAAAGCAAAAGCACCAAAGATTAAAGCAAAAATACAAAAATATGACGGCATTGAATGCATTGTCACTAAAAAAGGCGGTATAGCGCAAATAAGAACTGGTAAATCAAATGCTGATGGTAGTGAAATATGTTACAAAAAAGGCGACATATTTAAAACAAATGCAGCGCAAGCTAAGTTATTAGAAGAAAACGATTTGGTAGTAGCAAGGGATTAAGATGAGTAGTTTTAAACCATTTTCATACGATTCAGCAACAGGCATGAAACACAGCCTAGCAGTTGATAGCGCAACAGATGAAATGTATGTAAAAACAGAACAAGATGTCACTAAAATATTAGATCACAATAAAAGACAGCAATATGATGCTAAAGGCACACTAGGTAAAGCTGATTTAGTTAAAGTTGGCACAATACCATTAGGGCTAATACAGCATTGGAAAGCAACAGAAGGCATTGATGTATTTAATCAAGACCATTGGCCTCGTGTTGTAGAAAAATTAAACAGTAATGAGTTTCAGGCATTGCGTGTAGCGCAGTTTAAGGTGTAGTTATGGCATTTGCAAATCTAGGCGAATTAAAAACAGTTATAAATGACACGTTAAATCGTGATGATTTGACTGCACAAATACCTAATTTTATTAAAATGAATGAAGAAAGCGTTAATCGCAAAGTCAATGTATCTGAGATGGAAGAATACACTGAGTTTACTATAAACGTAGGGCAAACAACATTGCCTACAAACTTCTTAGAGATGCGTAATATACAGATGAAAAGTTCTGAATATCCATTGCAATATGTACCGCATAACTCATTAGATGGAATAGGTGCTGACTCTGGTATACCTAGATTTTACTCTATACAAGGCACTAAACTATTATTTTATCCGTTTCCCCCAGATGCTACTATTGGCATTATGAGATATTTGGCTGAAGTAACGCCTTTGGTAAATGATGTAGATACAAATTGGTTACTAAGTAAATCACCGCAAATATATTTGTACGGCACATTATTACACGCTGCACCCTTTTTAAATGATGACAGCAGATTACCTGTATGGAGTGCATTGTTTGAAGATGCTGTTAAAGCATTGAATGACCAAGACAAGCGCAGAATGTCAGGAACTAAACCACAAATGATAAACGCAACAGCAGGATACTATTGATATGCCTACAACAACTAACTATGGATGGACATACAACCTACCAAATACTGCACAAGATACATGGGGCGGTGATTTAAATAACACGCAGATAGCGATTGATGCGCAAGTAAAAACTAATGAAAACCTTGCTAACTCAAAAGCACCAATAGCCGACCCTACATTTACAGGCACAGTTACAGGGCCGACATTTGATGGTAATTTAACAGGTGATGTTACAGGCGATGTATTTGCAAGTGATGGTACAAGCAAAATACTCGAATCTGGTACAGATGGCACTGATGCTGTATTGACAGGCAATGCAACGTCAGCGGATAAATGGTCTACTGCAAGAACTGTTACACTAACAGGCGTTGTTACAGGCAGCGTAGCATTTGACGGCACAGGTGATTTTACATTAGCTACAAGCGTTGGCACAATAGCAGATGATACACTAACAATAGCGCAAACAAGCGGTCTGCAAGCAGCATTAGATGGCAAAGTAGCACACGCAAGCGGTAATGGCAGAACAATAACTGTAGGCAATACAGCGCCTACAAGTCCACTAACAGATGACATTTGGTTTGATACAACGGCATAATGGCGATAAAAACTTATAACGGCACTGCATTTGCAGACGCAACAGCTAAGTATTACAATGGTAGTGCGTGGGTGGAACCTAGTAGTGGTGTTAAGCGTTGGAATGGAAGCGCATGGGAAGTTGTTTCTACTGCATTTGAGGCAACACTAACGCAAACAGCACTATCTGGCTCTACATCATACAACTCATCATTGGGTAGCTATACAGGCGTTACAAGTAGCCCCGGCACTGGTTACACAGCGGTAACAGTCACAGGTGGTAAAGCGCCATTTACATATCAATGGTTTTATGTATCTGGCACTGTAAGTAGTATAAATCTATTCCCACAACTACCCACGCAGTATACTACAAGATTTAGTTTTAATTATGCGTTATCAGCGGGCAATGCTGTTTACAGATGCCAAGTAACAGATGCCGATAACAACGTAATAAATACAGACACAGTTACAGTGAGTTTTAGTTAATGTTAGTACCATTAAACATTCCGCCCGGTGTATACACCAACGGAACAGAGTATCAGTCTAAAGGCCGTAACTTTGATGCTAATCTAGTGCGTTGGCAGTTTGGTGCATTAGGGCCAATGGGTGGTTGGAGACAAAGAACAACTACAACTGTAAGCGGCAAGGCAAGACGTGTAATATCTTGGCGTGATAACAACAATCAAGTATGGGCTGCGATAGGAACAAATAGCCATTTATATGCTATGACATCTGGCGGTGCTGTAACAGATATAACACCTAGTGGATTAACTGTTGGGCGTGCAGATGCAGATACAGGCGCTGGATTTGGCACAGGTTTATATGGACAAGGGCCGTATGGAGTTAGTAACCCAGCTGTGGTGAGCACTACAAACCCTGCAAGCATATGGTCACTAGATACTTTTGGTCAGATATTGTTAGGTGTATTGCCTGATGACGGCAAACTGTACGAATGGAATGTAAACGTTAATGTTGATGCTACGCAAGTAACAAATGCGCCTGTAGACAACAGAGCAGTATTAGTA